TACTTTGTTAGCAGAGATATTCTTTAAGAAATGAAGCTATTTATCGCTGTAGTGTTTTTCTGCCAAGGGCAAGATTGTGCCTTTTGGAAAGGCGATAAGATTACTTATTCTCAAGAAGAATGTAGAACATATCTATCTCAAGCACTAGAACATTTCCCACCATTCCCTATATTGGTCGGCACTTGCATACCTGTATCGACAACTAACTTGGCAAAACAATGATTACTCTAGTTTCTACACTCCTTTCTTTTCTTGCTGGCGGTCTGCCTAAGTTCTTAGATTTCTTTCAAGATCGATCAGACAAAAAGCATGAGCTAGAAATGGCTCGCCTACAGACCGAAAGAGAACTTCAGTTATCCAAAGAGGGTTATCTAGACCAAGCTAGGGTGGAGGAGATCCGCACAGACCATATAGGTATCCAAGCCTACAGAGACGAAAAGATTGCTTTGTATCAACACGATACAGACTTGGCTAAAGGTGCAGACAAATGGGTTATAAATGCTAGGGCTATGGTTCGACCTGCTGTTACTTATGGAATGTTCCTTATTTTCCTATTTGTAGAAGTAGCAGGATTCTGGTATGCCTGGCATCACTCTGTTCCATTTGATGAGGCACTAAAGATCCTGTGGTCAGAAGAAACTATCACAATCTGGTCAAGTATTATTGCCTTCTGGTTCGGCAGTCAAGCCTTTAGTAAAAGATGAAAATTAGCCAAAAAGGGCTAGACTTAATCAAGCACTACGAAGGATGCCACTACGAGCCTTATAGAGACCCTATAGGGCTTTGGACAGTCGGATATGGGCATCTGATAGGCGATGGCAAATCTCTGCCTATAGAGTGGTTTAGAAGGTTTACGCAAGAGGAAGTAGATGAACTACTTAAAAATGATCTTGAAAGGTTTGAGAGAGGGGTATCACGACTATGCCCTAATAATCTTACTCAGCCTCGCTTTGATGCACTCGTCAGCTTTGCGTTTAATGTTGGGCTAGGTAATCTACAGGCTTCTACTTTAAGACGAAAACACAACAGATCTGATATGTTTGGAGCAGCTCAAGAGTTTCTAAAATGGAACAAAGCAGTTGGGAAAATACTACGAGGGCTAACACTTCGTAGACAAGCCGAATCAAATCTTTACCTAGACAACTAAAGTTCTATAAACCACACCATCACCCCATACCTTATCTACTGAGTTTTTATACAACTCAATCACCTGGTCGGCATAAATCAATCTAGGCTTTCTTTCTACAAAGCAAAAAGCATAGACCAATGGTGCATCTTTAGACGAATACCATTCCAAAAACAAAGGTATTAGCTCTATCTCTTTTTTCTTAATATTCGCTGTGCCTTTTACCTGCACAACAAAGTTTCCTTTTGGTGTTTCTACAATATAGTCTGGAATGTTCCGCAAAAGCGGATTGATCTTGTAAAAATCATTTATTTGATTTTCATTAGGATTAAATCCTAGTCTAATAACTTTGTATTTTTGCTCTGCACAATACTTTTCAAATAATTGTTCCCCAATATCCTTAATGCTATTTCTTTCTTGGAAAGACTTACTACCACTCATAATGCCACCATAATCGGAAGGGTGGTGGCGCTCCTTGTGAAGGGTAGAGGCATTGCACCTCTGTATGCCGATCTCATTGGGGTTTTACATACAGCTTACAACAGAACCGCAGATAGTGCATACCTGTAATTTACCACCGACTACTAGAGTCTGTGTCTGACAGGCTAAAGCACTACCGATTAGTAACATATTTGTTACTACTACTAAGATTGCTTTTTTCATAATCATTCTCCTTATATCGCCATATCGTCATCTTGAATGCCACTACTCTTTGGCATCTCATCATTGCCTCTCGGAGTAAATCCTTGTTTCTTAGGATCTCCAATCCGACCAGATAAAAACTTGCCCTTTTTTCCTTCCTTCAACCAAGCATCAAACCAATGCTCAACTCCATTGATCTTGATCGAACCCTTATAGTCAGGGTGTTTCTCTGTGAGCTTTTTGTCATTCTTAAACAGACTAAAGCTGCCATCTTTCATTTCATAGGTCATTTCTGCCTCGCTTTCAATTGATTAAATAGGTCTAAGACCTCGCTTAAAAACTGCTTTACTTCTACTTCCATCGAGTCGATATACTCCTGATCCCTCTCGACCCTTACTACTACCAACTGCAAGTCCTCTGGCACTCTTGGATCGAATGATACAAAGTCGCACCATTTCGCACCTGTAACTGCCATCTGGCATTGCATTTGTGGGATGTATTTACTCGGAGCTTTGTTCTCCAAGACTGTCTCTATATGGGTGGCTGTATTTGGACACTTGATCTCAATCAATCCTTCTCCCACAACACCATCAGGAGAGCATCCAAAGCCTTCTATTGTCGGGTGGTCTATAAACCCCTTCTCCTCAACAAAAGTGCCTGTATGAGCCTCGTAAGCCATCCTAGCCTGTGGCTCTGTGGCAGTTCCCCATTCCATTGCTGCATTGGTAAAAGACTCGCCTGGTTCGCCTGTCAGCCTCTGAACTACTAACTCCATCTTGTAGTTCTTCCGAGCTGCTGCCTCGCCTGTCTTGATCTTAGCTAATACATCGGCAACCCGACTAGCGGTTACTTTGCCAAGCCTAGCCTTATGCCATTCTTCTGTTCTTTGTTCCATTTCCCCATTCCCCTATTCACTTAATGCACCTTTGTTTCCCTATGGATATGCTCCAAACAATCACTTAGAAACTTTACCATAATTTGTGCAACTTCTAAAGAAGTTTCACTACCCTCTATTTCTACCGAAAACCGACAAGGTTCTGTCTCGGTAATTATCATTACTGCCTGAGATACTGGTTCATTTTGCATATTTTTTGCTATTGCTAGATTTCCTCATGGCTTCTGCCATAAAGCATCTGCCCTCTCTTTTCATTTTTTGTTGATACTCATCGGTGCAGTCATCACAAATAGAAACCACCTCATCACCCCATCTTTGATAGTATTGCCATTTTTTGTATTCATACCGATTGTGGAAACAAACTGGATACCATTCATTCTTGGTCATCGTCTGGTGGTGGCTCTTGTGGTTCTCGCCTAATAAGCTGAGTATCGACTCCATCATTTTCAAACTGCCTTTGGTATGCGAGAGATAAAGCATCAATGGCTGCATCCCATCCACAAGCAAAAAAGTGCTCACAGACCATGGATTGACCAGTAGGAATATCTACTTCCTTTAGGGTCTTATAGAATGCTTCCATGCAATGCTTGTTTCTCATTTAATCAACTCCTCGACCCAGGACTTAGATAAGTCCCAAGATACCTTTATTATCGCAAAAGGCAAGAAAAAGTAAATCCCGATCTCGACTAAAGTTTTTGCCACTTTTTCCATGCAACCACTCCTGGCATCTCTGGCTGTTCTACATCGGCTAGAGTTCGATTAGCCAATGCTCGGAACTCAGCCCACTTTTTTTGATACTTTAACTGCTCACTAGCAGGAACATAGCCATACAGTTTGCGCCACCGAATCGTAATGTCGGTGCTGCTTGGTGTGTAGATATATGTTCCCTCATCTAACTGCCTAGCAACTTTTCTTGCTTTACTGAAAAATTCATTTTCTTTTTGCATACTTTCTCTCCGCTTCCCTTTTTAGACAAAATGCACATTTCCACCGATGAACTGGTTTTAATCTGCTCCCTGTTGCTACCAACTTAAAACCATCTTTTGCCCTAAAAACTTGGCAACTATGACACCACTTTGTTTCCATCCCAACCTTCCTTCATATATCCATATTCCGAGGCATCTGCTACTGCTGTGAGCTTTGAACATACATCGCATTGGTCTATCCATATTCTATGACTCTCCCCATTCTTGAGGGGTCTTAGACCCCATTTCTCTCCACAATCAAAACAAACATTATCAGGCTGCTCATCAGCTAGTTTCACTTAACTGTGCCTTTCTGGTTTCTTTTGCATCATTGACCTTTTTTAATGCCTCTTTGTCCTTGGCAACTTCTTTGTAAGCCGATGCAAACTGAACTTTTAGCTCTGGTAAATCTTTAGCTGATAGGATCTTGGCAATCAACTCATCGGCATTCACAGGCTCGACATCATCCCAGAGATCCTCACCGACATAGAGAGACAAACCAAGACCATGTAGAGCAATTGCTTTTGCTAGGCATCGCTGCATAGCTGTATTAACTGCAAATGCATCAGGGTTAG